GTATTGGTTAAGAATTATCCGTCATTTCTGGTGGAATGAGGAAGTGCTGGTGTATATAAGCAGAGGTTACTTTACTCAAAGCACAGAGCTGTTCAAGCAAAGTAACATGGCTCAAGCTCAGGTTACTGAACAGAGAAAACTCCGGGAGCTATACGAGAGATTGAAAACAGAGGTTGCTGACGGTGACGGTCTCGCTTGGCTGTTCCAGCAGAAAACATATACTGACGGAGACAACAAACCAACCAAAGCAACACCAGCACTGAGGACAACTTCATCTGATTTAAGGTCAGCTTTTGATTCTATTGAAGAGCTCTTAACTAATACTACTGAACACTTAAGTAAGAATGATATTCAATTTTGCAAATTAACCTTAGCGAAGACGTTGGTGTTACTTGATAAGCATGTGAAGACTCATAGATGGGATGCTAGCAAAGTTAACTTAATCTGGCAGATAGAAAAAGGACAAACCAACCAACTTCATATCCATTGTTGCTTAGGTTACTATGATAAAAACGAAGATCCGAAGGATGTGCAGAAATCCTTAGGTTGGTTTATTAAGAAACTAAACAGAGACCTAGCCTGTGTCTATAGTAACCATCATTGCGAGCTACAAGGCATTAAAGATCCTGAAAGTAAAGCAAGTAACCTAGATGTTTGGATTCGAGATGGAGTAACCAAACCTTACAAGTACTTTAACAAACAAACCAGACAAGAATACAACAAATCTGTTAACTTAAGAGAGTATGTACTAATATACTTATTTGACAAAAATAAAGTAACTGAAGATACTAAGGAAGGTTACTTTGCTAGTGGTAACGGTGGAATAATTGATATACTAACTCTTAAAGAACGTAAAGCTATAAGAAAACTTTACTTAGATGAACAGAGTTCAAATCTATTAGAGGATATGGATGACTGGGATGAGGGCCAAGTGGCGCCAAAACCAACCGACCAAACTGACTCAGCAACCTCAAAAACAGGAACTGGGTTACTGTGGAAATCCTGTGCTAACAAAGTAACCTCAAAAGATAAGGTTACTGAGGTTGCTAAGCAACCTTCTAAAAAAGTAAGCACAGCTAAGGGCGTGTTAGACTGCCTATATGACTTTGGTTGCTTTACTCCAGAAGACATGATTTTAAAGATGGGTGAAACATACCTTGAAATGTCCTTAGAAACAAATGGAGCTCAGAAAATTAACACTTTGCTTCACATGAACCAAGTAAAGACATCAACCATGCTTACTGCTTATGATTGCATTCAAAAATTTAATGAAGATGAAGATGAGCAACCTCTATTAGCAACCTTAAAAGAGATGGGACTGAATGAATCAGTCCTTAAGAAAGTACTAGGTACCATCCTATCTAAGCAAAGTGGAAAAAGAAATTGCATTTGGTTCTATGGGCCAGGAGGTACTGGAAAGACTTTACTGGCAGGGTTACTATGTAAAGCAGTACTAAACTATGGTATGGTTACTACAAGCAACCCAAATTTTCCATGGACTGACTGTGGCAACAGAAACCTTATCTGGGCCGAAGAGTGTGGTAACTTAGGTAACTGGGTTGAAGACTTTAAGGCCATCACTGGAGGTGGTGATGTTAAAGTAGACACGAAAAACAAGCAACCTCAATCTATCAAAGGTTCTGTGATTGTAACAAGTAACACCAACATTACCAAAGTAACTGTTGGATGTGTGGAAACCAGTGCTCACGTGGAACCACTTAAACAAAGATTAGTCAAGGTACGTTGCATGAAACTCATCAACCCTAAAACCAAAGTAACACCAGGAATGCTCAGAAAATGGCTAAGTTCATGGGACAAACAACCAATCAACCTAAGTCATGAAATGCCTGAGCTTTACTTGGGTAAGTACCTGATGGTAAGTAACATACTTTAAACACCCACTTTAAAACCAACCTAGACTTATGAGGTTACTTTACTTTACAGAGACTACTGGACAAAACTTGAGTGCCACGACTGCGGACAAGAGTTCTGGCAGCTCACTACAAGCTACTGCAAGGACTGCAGAAAGTGCGAGCACGGAAAGCTCAAGCACACTAAAAAGGGCTGCGAGCAGTGTGCCTATAAAACACCACAAGAGACATCGGCATGAGTAAAAGTAAGTAACCTACCTAAAGCAACCTAACACTAAGTTCCTTGGCTAGACTTAACCTCATGTTACTTTACTTTAGTTCCTCAGCACTATCCTGGGAAAAAGAGAAGTGCTCCAAGACACGTGTTTATTCAGCAAGCAAAAAAGAAGAAGCTAACTAACCCTGCGGTTCACCACGGAGAAGACGCTATAGAGGAAATGGATTCTACGGAACCTGAACAGATGGACACTGAGCAAGCAACTAACCAAACTGCTGAAGCTGGCGGGGGGGGAGGTGGGGGGGGTGGGGGTGGTGGAGGCGGTGGAGTTGGTAACAGTACTGGCGGCTTTCATAATACGACAGAATTTAAAGTAACCAACAATGAAGTGTTTATTACTTGTCACGCTACTAGAATGGTACATATCAACCAAGCTGACACAGATGAATACTTAATATTTAATGCTGGTAGAACTACTAATACTAAAACACCGGTACAAAAGCTAAACTTAGAATTTTTCGTGTATGATGATTTTCACCAACAAGTAATGACACCTTGGTTTCTAGTAGATAGTAACGCTTGGGGTGTATGGATGAGTCCTAAAGACTTTCAACAAATGAAAACACTATGTAGTGAAATTGAGTTGGTTAGTTTGGAACAAGAAATAGACAATGTAACTATAAAAACTGTAACAGAAACCAACCAAGGTAACGCAACTACCAAGCAATATAACAATGACTTAACTGCGTCGTTACAGGTTGCTTTAGATACTAACAATATATTACCCTATACTCCAGCTGCGCCGTTGGGGGAAACACTGGGCTTTGTTCCTTGGAGAGCAACCAAACCAACCCAATATAGATATTATCATCCATGCTACCTATACAACAGATATCCTAACATTCAACAGAATGCAACAGAGAGACTGGTATGGGAAGCAACTCAAGATGATTATTTAAATGTGGATGAACAATACTTTAACTTTATCACTGTAGAAAACAACATACCTATCAACATCCTCAGAACGGGAGATAACTTTCATACGGGCCTGTATGAGTTTAAAAGTAAACCATGTAAACTAACCTTAAGCTACCAAAGTACACGTTGCTTAGGTTTACCTCCTCTATGCAAACCAAAGAATGATAAAACACACAAAGTAACAGATAAAGAAAACGGAGGTGACATAGTATACATAGACGGAACCAACAATACTAAACTGGGTCACTATTGGGGTGAAGAGAAAGGTCATAAGAATGCAGAAATGAACAGAGTGAGACCTTACAACATAGGTTACCAATTTCCTGAATGGGTCATACCAGCAGGGTTACAAGGTAGTTACTTTGTTGGTGGACCAAGACAATGGAGTGACACAACCAAGGGTGCAGGACACCGTGAATCTGACCCAGTACAACAAAACTTTAGTACCAGATACATCTTTGACAGAAACCACGGTGGAGATAACGAGGTAGATGTATTAGAGTCAGTACCCATTCAGGAAAGAGGTAACTACTACTCAGACCATGAAATAGACCAACATACAGCAAAGCAACCAAAGTTAAGGACACCACCTATTCATCACACTAAGATAGATTCATGGGAAGAGGAAGGTTGGCCTGCTGCGTCGGGAACACACTTTGAAGATGAGGTGATATACTTAGATTACTTTAACTATACTCATGAAACGGAGAAAGAATTTCCACATGAGGTTTTAGATGATGGTGCTCAAATGAAAAAGCTACTGAATGCATACCAACCAACCGTTGGTCTAGACAATGTTGGTCCTGTTTATCCATGGGGACAAGTATGGGACAAGAAACCTGATGTGGACCACAAACCTAGCATGAACAACAGTGCTCCCTTTGTATGTAAAAACAACCCTCCAGGTCAACTCCTTGTTAAACTAACAGAGAACCTCACTGATGTATTCAACTATGATGAAAACCCAGACAGAATAAAAACCTATGGTTACTTTACTTGGAGAGGCAAACTTGTGTTAAGAGGTAAACTAAGTCAAATAGCATGCTGGAACCCTGTTAAGAGAGAACTCATAGGAGAACCTGGTGTATATGGTAGTAGCAACTATCACAAGCAAATACCAAACAACAAAGGTAACTTTGAAATAGGGTTACAATATGGAAGAAGTACTATAAAGTATCTGTACTAAACCAACCTAATGTTACTATGTTACTATGTTACTGTACTAATATCTCAATAAAAGTTACATAAAGAGTGATCAACCTAAATACTGTGTACTTCCTTATTCAACCAGAAATGACGGATAAATATAAACCTATATTCTATAGTATACTATATCTATACTAACCTCTACTATACTAACATATAGGTTACTTTGCTTTGATATACTGATGTAGGAATACAGAATACTAACCTCTACTATATATACTAAACTCTAATACTAACCTACTCTAGCTATATGCATTGTCGGCGGACAAGTATGGGACAAGAAACCTGATGTGGACCACAAACCTAGCATGAACAACAGTGCTCCCTTTGTATGTAAAAACAACCCTCCAGGTCAACTCCTTGTTAAACTAACAGAGAACCTCACTGATG